GCTTCTTGTTCTTTGATCATTCCAATAATCTGGGCTTCTGTGAATCGGCTCTTTCGCATTTGTTTGCTCCTTCAAAAGGTTGAGCAAACTCTACATTAAAATGCGGGACATTTCGGGGGGCAGGTCATCTCGAAACTCGATATCATCAGTTTTCAGCGCAACCAATTCTGCGCGACGCGTAAGCAATTCGTATCCCAAAGACAGCATCGCGCGGTTTCGCAACCCGGTAGGCGTATCCGGCTGAATTTCCAAAAACGCATCCAGATACTTACGCGTAAGTCCTTTTGCCTGCTTCGGACGCACAGCCTTTGCCCTGCGGATGCGACGGAAGGTTATGTTGATGTCTTCTGCGTATGTAGGGTCCGGAAGCTGAATTAGCCTATGCGCCTTTCGGATTGCGTAAAGGCGACGCTTGACGGTCGATGGGTAATCCCCTCAGAAATGGGGGGATTACCCGGGAATTGCCCAAATCCGAGAGCTGTATCAGATCGAGAAGGACATTCGCAGTCAAAGCCCGGCGGATCGGGTGGCAGCGAGGCAGGAACGTTCGAAACCGATAATCAAACAGATGGAAATATGGCTTCAGGAAAGCCGCTCCCGCGTGTCCGCGAAATCACCCATCGGGGAAGCCCTCAAATACATCGCCAAATACTGGGCGGGTCTCATAGAATTCCTCGACGACGGCCGAGTAGAGCTGGATTCCAACACCGTCGAACGAACAATCCGGCCGATTGCTCTCAATCGAAAGAATGCTCTCTTTGCCGGCCACGATGCCGGAGCTCAAAACTGGGCCATGCTGGCGTCGCTCATCGGGACATGTAAGCTCAACTCCGTTGATCCACACAAATGGCTGACCGCAACGCTTCAAGCAATCGTCAACGGGCACAAACAATCATACATCGATGAACTGATGCCGTGGAATTATGCAAAGACCGTGTGATCGGGACAACGCTTAAATTGAAAATCTACTTTACATGGGCATGAATTATACTTTCCAATCTTAACCCTCCCCTCTCCGACTCCAACCCCCGATAACGCGTCGAGGCATATATTGCGTAAAAGTCAACTTGTGTTTCTACATTTATGCCGACCCACAGACCTCTTCCCAAACCTCATTCAACGCTACGATCTGCGCCACGGTCCCATCGGTCAGCCGGTCCTCGTGTGACGGCCTGATCGGCTGCACCCAATCGCAGCCGGCGTCGTTGGGTGGAACGTCAATCGCGCATCCAGCGGCCAAGACGGCGGCGCAGATCAGCAGGGCTGGTTTGAGAGACATGGGATCGAACCTCCAGAGATGTTTGCAGGGTGCGGATGCGGGCTTCGTTGGCTTTGGTGATCAGAGCGGCCTCTCCGGCGTTACGTCCGCTGCGCCAAACCAGTGCAACGGCGGAGAGACCGGTCAAAACAACCGCGCCATACAGCAGCACCCGCCGCCCGAGCCCGCCCAGCGCCAGATGGACAAGCGCCAGCATCAGGACGTCTTTCCATTGCGGTGATCATCAATCCGGGCGTTTCGGGCTTTGAGCGCGTAAAGTATAACGCCTACGAAGACGGCGGTGCCGATCCAGGGTAGCAGCGCCGATAGCATCTCGCCGTCCAGCCCCAGTATAGTCAACACGCTGGCGGCCAGCCCTTGCGCGTCTTCTGCTTCTGAGAGCGCCGAGGCCACACGCCCGCTCATGGTACCCATCAGACCTAAAGAGCCCAATCCGATTTGCGCATCAGAGGCGGCAACGATACGGCTGCGTTCGGGCATGCCCCGCGCGCGGGTTTCGGAGACGGGGCGGGATCGCGCTGTCATCAAGGCCGCGACCAAGTCCTGATCGATGATTGGATGCAGGGGCAGGTCGTGTTCTGCCCTGAACGCGAGAATGGCCCCCTTGGTGCGCGGTCCCATGATCCCATCGGCACGCCCAACCTCGTGGTAGCCAAGTTGCCCCAAAAGGGTTTGCACCTTAGTGAGCGGCAGAGTGACGGACGGGGCAATTTCTCCCGCACGCCTTATGCCCAACAGCCTGTCCCGCGCGTAGCTGGCGACACTGACAGCATTGCTCTGATTGCCACCCAGCACCTCGATCTCGCGACCTGTGCTGCCAACATAGAACCCCACATGCCCCTGCCAGGAGGACGTGCCGCGCGACAACACGACGATGTCACCTTCTCGCGCATCGGCCATGTCCACCGGCACACCCCAGTCGAGATATGACCGCGCCGTCAGCGATCGTGTTGAGCGCTCACCCGCCTGCTCAAGGCAGGAGCCCACAAAGGCCGCACACCAGGCCACCTCGTCGTGCTCGACCCAACCGTGGCCCACACGGGCGTACATGGCGAGAATATCGGGATGGTCTTTGTCACCGGGGATTTCTTTCAGCCCGATGTGCAGGCGTGCGATGTCATATGGGGTCATGGGACCCTCCTGTGCGGTTTTGAGAATTGGGACTGTCTTGGGGGGGGACGTTGCCGCCTGACCGGAATCTCAGGCGCTACTTCTTGCGACCGATCCAGCCAGAGAGCAGGGCTTCGGCCCCACGCGGCCCGAGATAGGCGAGGGTCGCCACAAGCCCGGTGCTCACCGGCTGGCCCAGGCCGAGATAACTGGCGGCAGCCTCGCCGATGATGGCCATGCCAATGGCAATGGGGAACTCCCAGAGAAGCTCTTTGCCAAAGAAGCGGCGATTACCGAGTTTGACCTCGCCGGAATGCCACATGAGCCGCCCGATGAAGGCGCCGAATAGCGTTGTGACCGTTCCGCCAAAGAGGCGGTTCATGGCTTCGATCAGGCTTTCGTTTTCCATTGGGGCGTCTCGTATGCTGGAAGGTCAAAAAGACACGGCCGCCAAAGGCGACCGCGGGATTGGGGGAAGACGTCTAGTTTCAGGAGCGAGTTATTCCGGCGGCACCGGCCAAATCACTCCAAACGGAAAATCTGGCTGCTCGGGCACCTGCCGCAGATCTCCGCGATAGGTAAACCAGGGACCTGGCACCGATTGCCCGAGCTCTTTGGCGCGGATGACCACCCAGTCGCAGGCGGCCAGACGTCGGTCCCGCTCGGTGCGCACCCGTCGCTCGGCCTCGGCTTGAGACAAGGCCACGACGGTCCAAACCTGTGTCCAGACACCGTTACTCAATTGCGGGGTCGTCTCCTCAAGCGCTTCGGTTAAACGATCGATGCCTGGTGCTGGCGTTGGTGTGAGTGGCAATAACCCCCACTCAGCCGCCAGATCGTCCGGGATCTCTAGAGGAAAGCTGACGGTCGGATTGTCCCGGCGCAGCTCGGCCAAGGAATAGGGAACGGGGGTGCCGTCGATGAGTTTTACATGCATGATGCTGGTTCCTTAGAAGACGTCCATTTCGAGAATGCTGGTGTGATGGCTGCGAGCGCCGGTGGTGTCGGTCTGGTCAAACGTCGTCGATCCGCCCGCTTCCCAATCCATGTAAAGCTTCATGGCAAAATACCCCTCGGTGGGGTTCCAGTTCACATTCTGGATAAAGTCGGGGGTAACGCCCGAGACGTTGACCGTACTGCCGTAGTTCGATGTGACCTGACAGACCGCGGCACGCACCTTACCCGATGCGGTCAGATCACAGGTGGCGGGCGCCGGGTTCCCCGTTCCGCCGTAAGTGTAGATGATGTTTTCCGTCACGCTCCCGACGGTGAAGTTCGGGCGGTAAACGGCGTAAGAGAAGAAGGCTGCCCCCTGCCAGATGCCCATATTGGTGCCGGGCTGACCCGGCGCTATATGGCGGTAGTAAAGCGCCACCCAATAGCCGTTATAGATCTCAGTTGTGTGGATCTTCTTAAACCCGGCGGGGGCCGCGCAAGCATAGTCACCGGTATTGCCAAAGGCGACGAACATCAGATCGCCAGCCATGAGGCTCGCAGGATAGCTCCAATGAGAATAGCCGTTGATCTGAGAAGTGGTCGTTCCATAGGAGGTGACGAACTCGCAGCGTCGTTCCTTCGCTGGGAATAGCCCTTTTTGGCGGAACATTAGTACATCTCCCCTGAACGCATGACGTAAAGCACGCCTGCGATCTTGATCGCACTGAGCACCGTTGGGTTGGTGGCGCTGACAACAGGGGCGGCTCCGCCGATGAACTTTGTGCCTACCGGGAAGGATACGGTCGACGGGGCGATGATCATCAGGGTGACACCTTGCCCGTCCCCCATGGCGTCAAAGGTAAGCGTGAGTGCGCCCGAGGGTGGGGCAATGTAATGGATGGTGCCGTTGGCGGGGTTGACGGCATAGCTGGTTGCGGTGCTGGTGACGACGGTTTCGGTATAGGCGCCGTTGACGAGAATGCCTTTCTCGCCGTTGATTGTGACTGTCATGGGTTTGGAGCTCCTTGGGTTCAGATGACGGACCAGTTGGAGGAGGTTGGAATGACCAGCGTGGCATTATCATTGATGGTGACTGGACCGGCAGAGATTGCATTTCTATCCGCTGTCAGGGTGTGATCCGTGGTCAGGGTCTGCTCGTTTTCCCGGAACATCTCCGAGGCCCCGCCTGTTCCACCGATCTCGACAACGGTTTCGACCCCGTCGTCTTTCTTCAGGAAGAGCTTGCCGTCATGGGTGTTGATTGCGAGCTCGCCCAGCGCCAGATCCGTGGTTTGGGGCACCTTGTCGGCGATGCCTGAGCGTTTGTGGGTGATTTGCATGGGTGATGCTCCCGATTAGAATGTGCCGCCATCAAGGACGATGCCGGTGATCGTGCCGCCGGTGATTGCGACAGCGCCTGCTGACTGGGTCGCAAGAGAGCCGAGCCCCAGATTGCTCCGCGCCGTGGCGGCGTTGGTCAGATCGGCAAGGTTGGAGGATTTCACCAGCTTGCCTGCCAGATCGTTGGTCACGGTGGCGGCAAAGTTCGGATCATCCCCCAAAGCGGCCGCCAGCTCGTTGAGCGTATCAATGGCTCCTGGAGCCCCGTCCACAAGAGCGGCTAAGGTCGCTTGTACAAAGGCCGTGGTGGCAATCTGGGTGGTGTTGGTGGCCGTGACGGCAGTTGGTGCGGTTGGTGTGCCCGAAAGGGCAGGCGAGGCCAGCGGGGCCTTGGCGTCAAGCGCGCCCTGCAACCCGGTTACGTTCGAGATCGCGTGGCTGTGAGACGCCGCCGCCAGCCCTGCTTCGGTGGCGGTCTGGTTGAGGAAGGTACCGGTACCGGCATTGTAGGCCAGCACCTCATTGTCAGACGGCGCCGAGATCGTCACATTGCCAATGTCATCGAGCGCCGCCACGGCCGAGCTCGAGACGGCGTTTTGCACAAAGGCCGTGGTCGCCAGCTTGGTGGTATTATCGCCCGCAGTCGCTGTGGGCGCTGTCGGGGAACCGGTCAGGGCAGGGGAGGACAGAGGGGCTTTCGCGTTAAGTGCGGTCTGAAGCCCTGTGACGTCCGAGACCGCATGGCTGTGGGCGCTGTTGGCTTTGCCCGCAAGCAGCGTGTCCACTTGCGACTTGCGCATGAGATCGGTGGACCCGCTGGCATCCTGAGAGGACTTTGGCACGACCGAGAAGGTCTTTGCCCCGGCAATGGTCTGTGTATTCGACAGATCGGCAAAAGCCCCACGTCCTGCGAGGGGCACGACCGAGGTGGCATTGCCGGATCCATCATCGCCCTTGCCGACATAGAGCGTATTGTCGACCTCGTTATGGGCCACCTCGCCGGACTTCAGTGCGGCAGGGGCGCCGGCATTGCCAGAGACCCGGCGTTTGAGTTGGATTGTATTGGCCATCAGAAAAAGCCTCCGTTGATGGGCGTGTCGGTTGGAAGAAGCGTGATGCCGGGTTCACCGGCGGCCCCTTGGGGTCCTTTGGGTCCGGCAGGTCCCGCGGGCCCGGGCGTGCCGCCCACGTCAATGCGCAAGGGACTTGTCGCAGGTTTGACCGCGACGGTCCCGCTGTTCACAGGGCCGGTCCAGGAACCGGATGTCAGAGGATCGCTCATGGGCTGACCTCCCGTGTGACGGGCTGCATGACGGGCAGTTCCAGAAAGACCCCGAGATGCAGCGGGGGCGTCAGATCGGACCGCACCAGATCGAGCACCACGCGTCCGGGCGTACAAAGCGCGGTTTGCTCTGGTGACAGAACCAGATCCATCTCGGTGTCACTGATCCTGACAAAGCCGCCCGAGGCGCTGCTGATCTCGGCCAGCACGGTGTCCGAAGATGGGACCACGCGGATCTGTGCCACAAAACTCGCACCTTCGGCAAAGAGCGCGTGCTCTGCGACAAGGCGCAAGCGATAGGCATAGCCCGGCAGGATCGCCGGACCTTCAAAAGTGGTGCGCATGTGAACACTCGAACGTTGTGTTGCGATTGATCCCCGCGTCTTGTCTGGATAGGACAAGTCGGAGTTTGCGGGGATGTGATATGAGTCGATCAGAAAAAGACATGAACCGGTTGGAAACGCTATTGTTTGCCTTGCCACAAGAGAACGCTCCGATGACGCTGAGCGAGCTTGATGGCTATGTCACCGGGCTTTTGACCTGTCCCGAGATGATCCAGCCTTCGGAGTGGCTTCCGGATGTCTGGGGCGAAACAGGCGATGCACAGTTCCCCGATCTCAAAGCGGTTCAGGAGACCACCGCGGCCGTTATGGCGCATTACAATTCTGTTGCTCAGGGCATTACGCAGGGGAGATGGCTT